TCCAGTGTCTCCCTTGCCTCCATTATCACCCCTGTCGCCCTTCTCTCCCTTGCCTCCGTTATCACCTCTGTCGCCCTTCTCTCCGGTATAGCCCTTCTCTCCCTTATCGCCATTGCCTCCATTATCCCCCCTATCTCCTTTCTCTCCCTTATCGCCATTGCCTCCATTATCTCCTTTATCCCCATTTGCTACGAAACTGATTAAAATAATATCCATATGATTAAACGGCGAGGCTTCAGATGCTACATTTCCAATAACATCCATTGCCCACCAACTATCTTTTTGTTCAATTGTCTTTATTTGAAAAAGTAAAAAGGACGAACTATCAAATTTGTTGCTGATTTGAACATATCCTTTATTTGTCGAAGACACCATTTGAAGACTTTGTATAAATGTATCAATATTTGTGCGATTCACATTTTCGCTATCAATATATAATTTCGTAGCCAAATCATGTATATTGTTATTCACGCGCAAATACCCCGTACCTGGGTCAGACGCTTTCGTATTCACATTATCGAAATAATACTCGAACGTAGCGCCGCCAAAATTACCAACCGGCCCAGTCGGTCCAATCCGACCGATCGCCCCCACTTCACCGGTCGGCCCCACTTCACCGGTCGGCCCCATATTCCCATTTCGACCGCGTGGTCCAGTCGGACCAACAGCTACGCTCGCCTGTGCAAATGCGCGGTTAGCCATTTATATATTATTACACAGACTAAAATAAATCCTATAATATTTTAATACAATTCATTTTTCATACCTAAAATGAATATATATCCATATTCATTTTAGACACATGCACCCCCGATACGAACTACATTCGGGGCTAATCTACGCACTATAAATTATGCCTTTTCCGATGCGAAAAACTCGCTGCGAATATCAGCGGCACCTCCAGATTTCGCATTCGCAACAACAGTCTTTTCATGCGCATCCTTACCGGCGTCACTCGCCACTTCACGACTTGCAAAATCCACAATATCGCGCACACCGACCAATTCACCATCCTCATTCAATGTCTGTGTTAATACATTGCCGGATTGTTCCGCCTTCTTGATATTATCGGCAATTGCCTTTTGCTTCGTATCCTTTACGCGCTTATCGAATTCATCCTTTGCCTTGGTCTCATTCTTCATCTTCTCCTGATATAATTTGTTCAGCTCCTCCTCCATAAATTCCACGCGTCCGGTCTTGTATGCATTGGGATCCCATGGAAGCCAAACACCGACGGGTGCGACAAAAATATCGTGATTTGGATCCTTCTCGCGTAGCTTCTTGCAATGCATTTCGGCCTCTTCTTGGGTCGCAAAATTACCACGATTCTTCAAACCGCGAATCGACGTTTGAAACGCATGATCACGTTGAAACCGCTCATTTAGACGTTCTTCATTCTTATCCAAAAAATTCTGGAAATCGTCAGAAACCGAGGCCGCCTTTAGGCGCTCGTCCTCCTCCTTGCAAAAATCATTGAAATCCGCAATTACGGTATCCACCTTTAAATTGTACTTGTACGAAATAAAATGAATAAAATCCGTGAATTTAGCCATAGATTTCGCGAAATCCCATTGTTGCACAAATTGGTCAAACAAATAGGTTTCTCGCTTTTCCAAAATCTTGTCTGGCGATAAAAACGACATGCATGAAAACTTTTGTCCAGCAACAGAGGGATCTTCGTCCAACACATCTACATATCGCGGATTCGCAGTTCCATTCGCCAAAGTTTTACGATCAAAGGACGCCATTTAGCAAAACTAATATTCATTCTTCCTTCAAAATGTTTAAGTATTTTTCTACACAAACTATGTTTTTAGTAATATGTCGGACGTGTTTTTTTTCGCATTGTATATTATAATCAAGAACCAACAATATGTTTGATTTTAGTGAACTCGTAAAGCGCGCCATTAAGTATTTGGTGGAGGGTCTAATGGTGGCCATAGCGGCCTACGCCATTCCCAAGCACTCCCTCAAGTTGGAGGAGGTGATAATTATTGCTCTGACCGCAGCCGCCACGTTCAGTGTGCTGGATGTATTTGTTCCTTCCATGGCCACATCCGCTCGCGGTGGTGCGGGGTTCGGTATTGGCGCCAATTTGGTCGGATTCCCCGGGGGTCTCTAAATCCTAGACCACATTTTAGTGGGAGGTGAATTATAATATTGCCGTTTGCAATAGAGGCAATATTATATATATCGTTCGCACACATGCATTGGAAATATCTATATTTATGTAAAAATGATTATCCGGACAAAATACACATTGCGCCAATTACCCCCGACGATGTGTATATTTTAACACGTCATGGGATATGTGTTTTTATAGAACCATCTGATAATCGCATTTACGAGGACGGTGAATATGTGGAAAAGAGCGGCATTTTAACAAACATCCCTATGATATCTCCGTCACAATGTTTGGCTGTTAGTTGGTCGAAATCATACGAACAAGACCCAACCATTAGCCGAGTCCATGAGGAATATCCTCATATGTACGTATCCGACATGCCGACCTCCGAACCATGTTCCCACCTTGCAGGATATGTCGCATGTGGATTGGGGTTGTCGCAATTTTTCGTGAAAAATATGGGTAATGAGTCTTTAGAGAATCTTGGACAATGGGAAACGAAAAACGATTTCAAGATTCAACTATCCCAAATGTTCGATCTTTGTACATGGCCAAGTGTCTCTATCGGAATTATAGGAAGTACGTCAGAATGCGGCATCGGTGTTACATCGATGTTGAATGAATTCGCATTAAAATATGTTCATGTTACGGACAAAACTACATGCACAATATTCGACATTCTATTTTATTGTAATTCTCAGGAAAATGACCGCGACGAGCCCTGGTTTTCAACGGAATGTATATCAACCACGCGCGGGAGTTATCGTTCGCGCATATGGGTTGATGTCGCGTCCTCACACGGAACTACAAAACATCCGTTCCGCAATCTTTACAATACACATACAACCTTGGCGAAACCGGTCATCAATATATGTGATACACTGGATATCATTGCATTGGACGATTACTGCATGATTTTACCCCGAGTCGCGAGTAATGAAATATCGAAAACGTTGGTTCAATTATTTATGAATCAGTCGCGCCCCCAATAATATATGAAACGGGCGGAAGACCAAAACCCCCACTTTGTAAATATGTTAATGAAATGAATTTAGACAAACTCGTTGTATTATACTACACAATGAGTTTGCCGTCGAATATCGTCTTTCCATCGGACCCATCCGAAATCGAAAATGGAGTCAAGCGCAATTTAGACCGTTACGAACAATGGTATCGCGAATTGTGTGGGAAACATTTTTCAACGAAAGACGAGTTCTTCGAATTTTTTGAACAAACCGAACTATGGGATTTAGAACAAGAATGTTGCGAATTTATGCAATATGTTCATCCGGACGAGGATGTGCGAAATGCATCCGTTGAGGCTTCCAAACTCCTCTCTGAATTTTCCAACAAATGGGCAATGGATACCAATGTATATATCGCGATATCGCGATTTTATGATGCTTTTCGCGATAAATTGGAAGGGGAAGAGGCGCTTTATTTAGAAAGAACCATGCGAAGTTACAAACACAATGGAATTCATTTAGACGAACCCATTCGAAAACAATTGGAGTCCTTGAATACACAATTGTCGGAATTATCAATTCAATACAGTGCGAATTTAAGCGAAGTGAAGGACTGTATGTATTTTTCCGCGGAAGAATTGGTCGGCGTCGATGCCGACTTTCTCGACACTTTAGAGAAAAATGAAGAAGGGAACTACAAATTAACCACCAAGTACGACCATATTAACAAAATCATGCCGTATTGTGATGTCGAATCCACCCGCAAATCACTGAGCCAACTATTTGGATTGCGCGGAAAGGAACCATTTAAGAATCACGAACTCTTGCAAAAGGCATTGGACCTTCGCATGGAAAAGGTGGGTCTATTGGGACATTCATGTTATGCAGATTACAAATTATCCTATCGTAGAATGGCGGAAAACTCGGTCCAAGTTCGCGAGTTTCTGAACAGTTTAGTCGAAAAAATGCGCGAGCGCTCGCACCAAGACGTACATCAGCTGGCTGCGCATTTTAACAAGACTGAAATGGAGTCGTGGAATCTGTCGTATTACACCAATTTGTACAAGAAGGAGGCGTTGCAATTGGACCAGAAGGAGGTGCAAAAGTATTTCCCATTAGAAAAATTGCTACCGAATTTGCTTGGAACATTCGAGACGATTTTTCAATTACGTATTGAGGAGTGTGCGTTGTCTGAAAAACAGTCATGGCACGAATCCGTGAAATGTTTTGGCGTGTATAACAATGTCGAAGGAGAGTCGGACGAATTGATTGGACATTTCTATGTGGATTTGTATCCACGCGACGGTAAGTATGGTCACGCGGCGGCATTTACACTAAAACAGGCCTATATTACGAATGGAGTACGCAGTACGCCAGTTTCGGCCATGGTGTGCAATTTTACACAAGCAACAAAGGAGAAGCCGAGTCTGCTTACTTTTGGCGAAGTTGAGACCTTTTTTCATGAATTGGGTCATATTTTTCATCAATTGTTGTCGAAGAACAGATTTTCCATGTTTAGTGGAACCGCGGTGGAACAGGATTTTGTCGAATGTCCAAGTCAAGCCTTGGAAAATTGGTGTTATGAATCCGATTTCTTGACTCGTATTAGCAGTCATTATGAGACGGGCGAAGTTATGCCGGAATCCATCATGACGAAATTGAAGGACAATAAGCAATTATTTAACGGTCTCCATTATATTCGACAATTGCAATTTGCGCTCTACGATATGGAACTGCACGCGTCTGTCGATTATCGCGACGCGATTTTGACGTATAATGAAATACAGGACAAAATGAGCCCGCTGATTCATTGTGATGGTTGTATGGCGGCAAATTTCGGTCATTTGATGGGTGGATATGAAAGCGGATATTACGGATATTTGTGGAGCGAAGTTTATGCGGCCGAAGTGTTCCAACTATTTAAGAACAGCGGCGACATATTCAATCGCGAAATCGGAGTTCATTATCGCCGGTGTATTTTAGAAAAGGGAGGGACCGAAGACGGTTTCACCATGATGAAACAATTATTAGGTCGCACGCCGAATAGCGATGCCTTTTTGCTACAATTCGCATAAGGGGCATGGTACTCATTACTTTGAATTCATAATGTATAGATGAATTCAACTCCGTTTAACGCTACTTTTATCCATAACCATGGGTTTTGAGAAATATTATGGTTATAACCCAATGAATGGTCGATCTACTTGCGCGAAGACGTAGCGCGACGCTTCAATGTGGCCCTACGTTTTTTGTTGGCTCGGCGTTTCCGCATAGTACTTCCTCCCATCTTTTTGGGCGATTTATCAACCCGACTGTAATGTCCTCTATCTGTTACAGTATATTCTGTACCATGATAATCAATTACTTTTGTTTCACCCGACTTCAGTGTCTTCGATACTTTCTCTATAATGGGAAAAAACGCGCCGATATCGCCACGTGCGACTTTCGCGTTAGGCGAATCCTCTTTTTTGTCTTTGTGTGACGGCATGATATTATACACTATATCGATATTTTCCTGTTCCTTTTCCTAAATCTGCTATACCGGATTATATTTGGCGAATTCCGGTTCAAACGCCTGGTACATCAAGTATTTTACTTCGTCTATGGATAATGGGTCATAGAAAAAAACGACGTTCTGAAAAAACAAATATTGAAACAAAATGACGCATCCGCCAAACACTGCATAGTGTAACGTTTTCCACGCATATGAGATTCGCGCGGGATTGCAGAATTTGTCCGACTCACTAAAATTCAACTGTGAATCATAGTCAATCGAACCTTTTCGATAAGACCGTGCTTCTATCATTTCCAAACTTGGTTCCGACCCCATCGTAATGAGACCGCGATCTTTTTGCATTTTCCGGTAGTGCTCGTATTTGCATTGCACTAAAAATACGAAGATACTTATCGAACATAACATGGTCCAATATTCAACCGTTTGTAAAAAGAGAGCACGATTCTTTTTTTCTCGCACATTTTTACCGCGTATGTTGTTTTCATACAATTCTGTTCCAAGATTGTAATTAGGTGCATTTATAGTGCTTGGAATATACGGAAACAGTATATTCTGGATTATCTGCAGATTGGACGGCGAAAGTTGGTTTTGCACAACCAAATTTTGCAACGATTCGACCGGTTCATAGCTCAATCTGCGCACCGTTTTTTCAAACATTTGGGTTTCAATTGGGCCGACGTAATAAAAGAAGAAGCATATTTCGAGTATGGCTATTCCACTAATGTGAAATAATATAGAATACATTATAAGACAATTCTATATTATTGGGGGAAAAAGGTTGCTATCTAAAATCCATTTTGATACATCACTAATCCCATGTATAAACTGATACTATTTTATACCGTCGGAAAGAATTCCCAGTCCAAATCCCCGCAAACTTTCTTCCAGATCATATCCTGTTCCAATTGCTTTTCGCGATCCTTCATCATGGGAATATACGGCAAATATTGGGTCTGGTCAAGGAGAGTGCATAGTTGATACAATGTATAAGTATAATTGAAAAAATTCGTGCGATTTGCGGGACAATGCACCGCCCACGGTTTCTGGATTTCGATGAATAAAACACACAACGTTTCATGCAATTCCTCATTCATAATGGGCGGCTTAACTCCGAAGATGGAATTGATATATTGAATATGTTCGAAATATTTATTGAGCCCCAATTTGCGCAGGATTTCGCGCATTTTGTCGTAAGTTATTTGTTTCATATCCAATATACGTTCCTTTTTAATTCGCGCACGAATTTGCTCAATGACTTCTTCGGGAATTTGCGTCGTTTCCTTGGCCTGGAACTGCGATAAAATTTCCTTGAAATGGTTGAGACGAATATAGGCCGTATAGGAAACCTCGTTTGGCGGGTCCTTATTATTGGGTTTGGAACTATCCACAATGTAGGTGATAAACCGACCACACTGTCCATTATTGCATATTAAAATTCCTTCTTCGTCCTGGGCCACCATTTCTCCCTTTTCACACAAATCGCACACATCACACATCTGCACATAATCTTGTGGATTGGTGAATTCATTATTGACGTTTCGCCAATATTCGACGTACATCTTCCTGGACTGGGTGTATTTATCCATATCTTGGCGTTCCGGAGTTTTCGATTTTACTTTGAAGAAAGAATTGAGAACAGTGATATTTTGTGCCGGCTCGCCCGACGAAATTTGCTTCTTTTGTTCAAAGTAGTCGAAAATATATTGCGAATTGTCCAAGAGATATTTTGTTTTTTGCGCCTTTAGACGTTTTATTTCGATTCGCTTTTCTTGAATTTGGTCTTTGATATCTAATTTGATTTCGATTTGAGTTTTGGATAATGTTTGTAATTGGGCTTTTAGGGATTCAATTTCTTTCTGAAGTACGGGAATGGTTTCGGTTTCGTTTTCATTGAATAAGTCTAACATTTCGGTATGTTTTTCATCCAGAGAAGTCATTTGCTTGGGTTGGACCTTTTTCCCATATGTAGCCATTTTGTAGTGATAAAACTGATTGTGCTATGTTTATGTATTTTGTATAAGAATTGATTTGTTTTACGAAATTTCGTGCAACTGTTCAGAGATGTAATACGAAAACCCGTAAAAAACGCAAATAAATAGTATCATATTGAATATATAAAAAATAATATATTCAAAATGTCTGGAATCCAAGCCCTTCATATCGATACAGTCCAGGTCCAATCCAAACAATTCAAAATCATGGTTTTTATATTTAATGCTTTAGAAAAAGGCTGGACCGTGAAAAAGAAGGAGGCCGAATATATTTTTACCAAAAAACACGAAGGAAAGCGCGAAATATTTAGAGAAAACTATTTGGAAACATTTGTCCAATCCAATTTTGATATGGATATTCTGCGAAAAACGCCCTAATATCTATAGCTAATCTATAACATGAAATTTGCGCAATCGTCGTTGTTAAAATATTCGATCGCTATAATAGCTATTTTCGCATGCTTGGTTCTATTTCGTTGGATATACCTCCAGGCCCCCCGTACAGCGATTGACGTGGAAGAATCCTTGTTGCGAAAGGTACTCCAGCCAGGCAAATATGTAGGCGAAGCTGTCTATAGCCCAACTCCCCTATATCCGAACGGACTAATTACGACAAACAAGTTAGATATTATCGAAAACGCGACCGAAAAAAATATCCATTACACAAATGAATTGGTCGCGCGCGATAGCAAAACAAACGAAATACAATATACAGGAACACGAAAGGGCAAATATTTTTATAAGCCATCCCATGGTACCAATCTCTTCAACCATTCGGAATCGTACATTGACGGGCAGGTAGTATCAACCAGTTACGGATATGCTACCGCAAAAACCGACAATTCCATCGATTTTAGGATCGACTGCGCATGGCACGTCATAGACGAGGAATACAACAATGTGAGTAAAAACTTGGTTCGTGACGGAAATGTGCTGTACGGCGACTTTTTGCACCCAAGTTTTTTCGGCGGACATTCCCTCACATTTAAGGAAAAATATACGCAAGTCGAATAAGCGATTCCTGCACATAATCCAACTTCGGCAGATAGCCAAATAGAATACATTTATTATGCAATAAACGTATTCTGGTTCAAGGATCTAACAACATTCATCAACATCTTCCAAAATGCATCCACATTGAAATCCATATAGTGTCTCCGTAAGATCCCATCCATTCTCTTCCATAAAATTCGCATTGCACGATTCAAGATCTCCATCTTCACAGACTGACTCCATTATTTCGCGCAATTCATCCTTACTGTAAGATTCCTCATTTTCAACAACAATATGCTGCTCACATCCATCATATAAACTATTAAACTCAAATTCATAATCGCTCAATACAATCCGATCCTTTTGCATAATATCATTCTTTTCTTCATCCGTCAAATGAATCGTGAAAGAACCATTACGATAAAAGAGTGTTCTAGTCACAACGACTTTTTTACTGCTCGAAAGTACATTTATATATCGCTCCTCTTCATATACTGCCTTCTTACATGCAGGCATAATGTTATAGCATTTCTGGTCGGACATGTTGTATTAAATATGTGCGACTTGGTTACGGATATTATATAATATAAAGTACTGTCTATATTGGTTTGCAATAACAATAAAAACTGCGACAATAACCTGCATAGCGCAGTCAAAATACAATATATAGGAACAGGACAATCCCGTTTGTTACAGTCCTTATTCAATTCATTTAGGAAAATTCTATTTTTACTGCGCGCATTTATTTTCAAAATCCGAAAGGTCCAAAAGTTCGATCTATCTAATTTAGGCGATTTATATAGATTGTCTTTTAATCCGATTTAGACAATGATGCACATTCAATTTTCACATCCCCCTCCTTATTTATTTAGCAAAATGTTGCACAATGCATAATTGTTGTTTTACCGGCGACTTGTTGGTTATGCAGCGTTTATGTAGTGTAAATTGTGGGGGCTGGGCGATTTTTTCTGTAAAACGACCTAAGTTTTGGTATTTAGAAATATAATTAATTTCATTTTCCCGAAATTTTTTTCTACTTCATCATATATAAAGAAGCAATGGCTGGAGCACTCATGCAACTCGTCGCCTATGGCGCCCAAGACGTATTCCTCACTGGTACCCCCGAGATCACTTTCTGGAAGGTGTCTTACAGACGCCACACCAACTTCGCCATGGAGTCTATTGAGCAGACTTTCTCTGGCCAGGCCGATTTCGGTCGCCGTGTTACATGCACCATCAGTCGCAACGGCGATCTTTGCTACCGCACCTACCTGCAGGTGACTCTCCCCGAGATCAACCAGCAGATGAAGGGAACCAGAGACGACGGTGTGTATGCCCGTTGGTTGGACTTCATTGGTGAGCAACTTATTGCCCAGGTTGAGGTTGAGATTGGTGGCCAGCGCATCGACCGTCAATACGGTGACTGGATGCACATCTGGAACCAACTTACCATGACTGCCGAGCAACAACGCGGTTACTTCCAGATGATCGGTAACACCACCCAGCTTACCTACATCACTGACCCCACCTTCGCCAATGTGTCTGGCCCCTGCTCTGCCGCAGGAGGACCTTCCCAGGTGTGCGCCCCCCGCAATGCTCTTCCTGAGACCACATTGTACATCCCCCTTCTTTTCTGGTTTTGCCGCAACCCCGGACTTGCCCTTCCCTTGATTGCCCTTCAGTACCACGAGGTGAAGATCAACATTGATTTCCGCCCCATTGGTGAGTGCTTGTGGGCTGTTAAGTCCCTTGCATGCACATCTGGCTCTGCCTCTGTGTCTGCTGCCTACCAGCAATCCTTGGTTGCCGCTTCCCTGTACATCGACTATGTCTTCCTCGACACCGACGAGCGCAGAAAGATGGCCCAGAACCCCCACGAGTACCTGATTGAGCAACTTCAATTCACCGGCGACGAGTCTGTTGGTTCTTCCAGCAACAAGATCAAGCTCAACTTCAACCACCCTTGCAAGGAGCTCATCTGGGTTGTCCAGCCCGACGCCAACGTCGATTACTGCTCTTCTTTGGAGTGCGGCCAGACTCTGTACAAGACTCTTGGTGCCCAGCCCTTCAACTACACTGACGCCATCGACGCTCTTCCCAACGCCGTCCATGCTTTCGGCGGACCTGACCAGACCTCTGGTGCCAATGCCTTCATCCTCCCCGACGGTCTTTTCCAGGACGCCGGTGCGGTCGGTGGTGTTGATGGTAAGCCCTACGGTGGCGCTGACGCCAACAACATCTTCCACCCATCCACCAGCACTGCTGGTGCGGGTGCAGGTGTTCAGGAGGGTTCCTACGTGTCTGATGCCGGCACCTTCGTGCTGTCTGAGACCGCCCTCGACATGCACTGCTGGGGTGAGAACCCTGTGGTCACCGCTAAGCTCCAGCTTAACGGCCAGGATCGTTTCTCTGAGCGTGAGGGTTCCTACTTCGATGTGGTCCAGCCCTTCCAGCACCACACCCGCAACCCCGACACCGGTATCAACGTGTATTCCTTCGCCCTGCGCCCTGAGGAGCACCAGCCTTCCGGAAGTTGCAACTTCTCCCGCATTGATAACGCCACCCTTCAATTGGTTCTTTCCTCCGCCACTGTCGGTGGAACCGCCACTGCTAAGGTCCGTGTTTATGCTACCAACTATAACGTGTTGAGAGTAATGTCAGGAATGGCCGGAGTAGCTTACAGCAATTAAACGCACTGCATTTTGCTTTGTGTTTATTGTTATTATTGTTATAACTTCGTAACATTTGTATAATTGAAAAATAAGTAATTATACAAATTAGTAGAATAATTCTACAATTTCCACCGTTTTCGCGGGAACATTCTGCATCCAATATTCGATATGTTGCAATAAAGCACCTATACGCTCATCCCACTCCTCCCTCTTACTTTTTGCTATTTGCAAAACACCATAGCCATTTATTCTCCAGCAAGACGTAATTTTATTCCCAGATTGGTCAGTATATGCATCCGGATTGAAACGAATGAATATTACGGGTCTGTGTCCAACGTCTTGTGAAATCTCCATCAATCTTTTGTTCTGGCATGAACAGTCGTAACTGTTGTGCTTGTTTTCATCAATTTCCACAACAATTACATGGCTCCCCAATTCCAACAATAAATCCGGGCGTCGTTTGGAGCATCCATCTTGGACCGTTTTGTCTGCGACCCAACCAAAATCCGAATATGCTTCAATAACATGCGACACCACGGCGTTCTCTTTTGTTTTGAAATTTCGGGATATTTCAATTTCTGGACATAAATGAATGCAGCACGGCAAACAATATCCATTGTATTTTTTGATACCCCGCGTTTCACATAATGGCGCTTTGCACAATTCAGAACCGTCGCAAATTTTACATCGTGATTTGTATTTATCGTGTTCGCAATACAAATTGCCTCCACACTCCAGACAATTTTGCCGGTTTTTATTATGAATACAGATTGCAGCACCAAAACACTCCACGCACCGTCGCCGCCGTTTTCCATGTTCGCATATAGATACGCCACCACAAGTTACACAATTTTCTTTAGCACATCCATGCTCGCATAGTTCAGACCCACAACACTCCTTACATCGTGACCGTCGTTTCTTATGATCACAAATTCCAGCACCTCCACACTCAACGCAATGAAACTTTCGTCGATTATGAATACAAATCGGGTTCGGACCACCCATTATATAATACACCAAATATATATCCATTGCATTTTTCAATTTTGTCTCCAATAAACTCGCATTTTTTGCGCAAAATACAGATAAAATATAGTCTATTGGTATTATAATGCGAAATGTATGATTATCCCATACATTCAAAAAATTTCCCCGAAGTAGTGCCCGCTTTTATTGAGGTGCAAAAGAATTCCAATGTGAAGTATGAATGGGACAATATACACAAAGTACTTACCTTGGATCGCATTTTACATTCATCTGTGGTATATCCGGACAATTATGGATTTATACCACAGACGCTATGTGGAGATGGCGACCCATTGGACATATTAGTATTGTGTAGCCAACCGTTATTGCCCGGAACCGTGGTGGAAGTGAAACCGATATGTTATTTAGACATGACCGATGAAAAAGGGAGGGACGAGAAGGTTGTTGGTATTGTGAAAAATGATCCGCATTATAACAATATCAACACCATGGAGGATTTATATACGCATAAACGATCTGAAATCACCGAATTTTTCGAAACCTATAAAAAGTTGGAGAAAAACAAGTGGGTCAAAGTCGGTACTTGGTACAACACAGAGGATACGTTGAAACTGATTTGTGAAACACATGCGAATTATATGGCCAAGGTATAAATAATGAATAAATCGCCAAAACATATTTAAACAAAAAGCGTAAATATGTTTTATTACAACGATCAACATGTCTATGCGAAGTTATCAATCTACACAATTACACACGCAAAATGATTTATTGATGAACAGTCTCATGGAATTCTACAAAGAAAATGGTCGCTTACGGCAAATGATGGGAATTATTAACGGCGAATCGAAGATTTCCCTGCGAATTGTCGATTGGTTTGTAACAAATTACGCAAAGATGAACTACACCGTATATGATATTCCATCATCTCGTGGCGCGCAGCGTTTCAAGGTATATAATGATTATAAATTGAAATTAAAAGCGTATTCCAAGCGCCGCTTTGACCCATTTTGCCGCTGGGAGCGAATTAGTATTCCATATGATAACGAAAATTACATGGAGACTACAATTGGACAACTAAATTTTTTCAAGTGGGCATTAGAGCACAATATTATTGATTACATCGACGAACAATATGATACAATTGAGCAAGACATGAACTCGCGAAATAGTATTTCGAAAAAGAAGAATAGTCCAAATAACCGCGACGATACAGCCGACGATACCGAATTATCAAACATCACGCTGATAAGTGATAAGAATGGGAAGACGCGCAAAAAGCGCGAGGAATTGTCCGTATCTGCGTGCAAGTGTATTAAAAAGGAGAATGTGAAGATTGTTGTATCATTCAATTGATATATTACACCATTAAATCTTCATCGGTGTATATTGTTTGCGCTGACTGTATAAAAATTGAACCAACTATTTTACGCTAAATGTGGAGGATACCATTTGTGCTGCGTTCCTATTTTATCCAGGTAGTATGCAGATATCCACCCGACAATTGCACCAAACGAGTCTCCTATGCTATTTATCAAAGTGTCTGCATAGGGCTTCCCGCCTGGCCAAAGGGATGTTTGATTGATGATTTTGATTCCAATCTCGGTGTTTTCAAGCCATTCAAACAGGGTGTGCGCAATAATCCAATTCAATAAACTGATGTCCCAGTAATAAGTGATTATTCCGATTGCGAAATGTAAATAGGTATATTGATCGAAGAGTAATATACCCATTCTATTGTGTATATTCACATTTTAGTATGATTCAATGGTATAAAATTGAATTGTATAAATTAAAAAGCACATGTATGCAATAACAAATGACTGAGTTTGAAAATAATCAATTTCTTGCGAATGCGTACGAATTTATTTACTCACATGAGTTGAGTGTGATTATTCAGAGCAATTATATTACAGGGCCGCCAAATAATAAGGGATATATGTGGTATGATTGGAAATCGGACGACGAACTTGGCGAAGTATATAAAACAGCATATCATGTGATGGACCAATTTGTGTTGAATTCTGGATACGATTCCGGTGCGAGTTTCGCTTACGCGCATCGCGCAATTCAAAATATGATTTGCGAAAGGGTCCCGCGCGTGGTTCAATCCGGTTAAACACGAATGGAATGTGGATATAACGAATATTTTTGATGGATAGATATATGTTAATCCTTCACCGCACCGAAGTAATATATTTGTCGCATTTATCGGATATGTAATATATCCACCCATAACTCACAATCACTATATTGGCCATGATCAAGATTCGTCGCTGACGGGAAAAAATGCCGTGATCTGGTTCAGGTCGATGATCATGCTCGTCGAACGATCGATTATTCCAATTTTCAAACATATAATATGCGAGTCCGGTACATGCAAAATAGGTAGTTCCTCGTATCATATTTATCGACATAAATTATAATTATACATACAAAAAAAAACATTACGATATTTTACGCATTTTTATGCATGTTCCCACAGTTCATCAACCAATCCGTACTTTATACATTTCTCTGAGTCCCACCACAAGTCGTGTTTCAATATTTCGCTCAACTCCTTTTTCGGAATCGTGGCGTGTTTTTTATAAATGGCTTTGATTTTCTCCATCAAAGCCTTGTTGTTTTCAAAATCGTCTTCGATTTCCGCCATTTTCCCCCAGAATCCAGAGGATAATTGATGAATTAACATGTAGGCATTGGGGCGAATAAAACGTTTTTTGCCCACGATACTCATAAGTGTTCCCGCGGAAGCAGTTGCGCCCTCGATAATCGTATATACCGGTACTTTGCATGCTTGCATCACATCAATTGCGGTCAAAGCATCGAATACAGACCCGCCGTAAGAACTGATATGAATATAAATGGGAATGGGGACAGTACAATATTGGTGCGCCATCATAATATTGTCTAATTCGGCTTTACGAATATGTCCAATGAGTTCGAAAATGGCGTTTCGATCCACCTCTGAATGAAAGTATATATGATTGCGTTCTCTGGTAATTTTTTGTTCGGACAGCCCCATATCCAGTTCCTCGTCGTCGTCACTCTCCTCATTAATAATGATTTTTGCCTTTCGATCTGCACGCGGCTTTGAGGAAAACTTGTGTCGTAATTGCATCATTGTGCGGGTTGCGGTTATATTGATTTATATAGTATTTATATCTAAATCAATTTTGTGCGAAGTGACTGTGTCCCACTTCAAATATTCATTAGTGAATACTATCTTCACATCCAAGAACATGTCCTAAATATACACTGTGGTCGCTCGCGTCCTTTTTCGCAAATGAATATTGGTCTGCGCAAGTTGGGTCTTCGCAATTTGACGAACTGCATGTACGGAGTGTCCCTGCAGCATCCTCATATATTTCGACACAAGAATGCCTATAATCAAATGCAGTCGGCGGTAAATGTGGAACAGGGTCTCGATGATGGGTAAAACGCCATAGAATTTTACCGACTTGATTTGACCAAGCCGCATATTCGTGGTCGCCGGTGCGAGGTTGTCCAAAGTTATATACCGAATTTTTGACTCCCTTGACGAAAAGTTCCATGCTCATGATTTGAGCAATTGCCGCGCCCAATGAATGGCCACTAACGATCACATTATCAACCGGATGCTTCGAAAATATTTTATCGATGGATGCGAATACCTGGCCTTGCAAATTTATAGTTGCGCTATAAAACCCGGAATGAACTTCGCAATCGCACTCGGGATATGCAGTTTTGAGAAATTCAGCATCATCGATCCAATTCAAAATCGACGACGAACCGCGAAATGCGATATAGGCAGTCTTTTGCGAAGGGAGAAACCCGGTAAAACCTTGAACGTCTGTTTTTGGATCGTAAAGTATATCTTCCAAATGAAACCCTTCGGCCGGACCAGATAGTTTCATTACGTCATATTGCGCCTTGGAACAATATGCTGCACCGCTCAACCATACCGATGTATTCGCGTGATTTATATTGTATGCAAAAGTTGACGCAATACCGACTAAACCAGCTATAATAAAATGTGCGAAACCCATTTTATTATACTATATTATTTTATTTGACTACCGCGGAATGGGGAAGGGGCGCTGGTTGTCGTCCATTACAAATTCCTTCGGCATAATCAGCGGAACCTTGCGGTCAATGATGGACAGTTCCGGCAATTGTTTGAGTTCAGCAGTGATGGGTCCCTGGGCTTGCACTAAATTTGTGGAGCCAATTCCAAACAAAAAGGACTCAATGTCGTTCGGGTTGCCCGAAAGGGCGGTATCCGGCAATTGGCCCGCCAACAATCCTGCCCCAGGGTTCATGGTACGTGGTGCAAACGCATATTCACGGTTTGTTATATATGCAGCTTGTTGTTGATAAGCGCGTTGCTCTAAACAATAGTCGCCTCGTGTGTTTTTATTGCGTGTAGAAGCCATATATAATAATGGATGATATATATTGTACATATATATTCACCAAAAAGGAGACGCATTATGTGAGTTTATTATGCAATTCAGTATATTCGATGCAATCTTTGGTAAATTCACGCGGTCTTTCCATAAAACATTGGATGCAGTTATGGAAAAGCGCCATATAGTCATACGAAAACAAAACAGCCAGCCCGATTTCTCTGTCTTCCGACAGCATTTTTGCGGCGGCTTGGTCATACAGATGTAGAAACTGTGGATTCTTTCGAGTTTTTTCATATACGAAATCCATGGCTTTAGATGTCGCTGCTTCGTCATAATCATTTTCGTCCATGGTGATTATGTCTAATTCTGCATCTAAATCTTTGGGCGTGATCATGCAAAACATTTGGCGCAGGCATGCGCGATATTGGGAATCGTTTTCATATTGAACATTCCGGTGTTGGTACTGATACGGGCTCTGACGATCCATGATAAACTATTTAAACATGAATTATTTAAATGGTTTGTTTTGCCTAAAACTTGATATTATATAATGTATTTTGGTTTATACCAGCGAAGATTTCAAATCGTTACTAGAATCTGACCATTAAAGAATTAAAATGAGCGGTTTGATGCGCGATTATTTTGCGCCAAACCGGCGTCCTGGGCCATGGCGCGTGTGTCGGCTCCACCACGAACCCATCCCTTCGATGCGCTTTCTTCCACGGTATATTGGGTGTCCTTCACATGGTGCATCATATTATTATCAGTTGGATATAATGTGTAGCCCATAAAACTCTGAGACATCACAGTAGAAACGCTTTTTTTGTCCTTTCCCTGTTCTCCTTCTAACAATTGACTTTCTAAAGCTGGGTCCGCAGAGCCCCTTCCCAAATAGGGGACTGTCGCATACGGGCGCGACATCAAACTCAAACGTCCATAATGACGCTCGGGTTCCGTTTTTAATAGTAAGATCGATTCATTTTCCACATTGTTTCCGCCAACGCCGCTACCGAAGTTGCTATTCGGTATAATTGCCGGTTGGGATGTGGCGAATTGAACCTGAGCGTCGGATGGGAGTTCGCTAAAGTAATTTGCGGTGGTATAATTCGCATATCGCGTATTTTGCGCGGTGCTCTGACTTTCGCATGTTTTATCGTCCCCAATTCGGTCTAAATTATAAAATGAGAAGTTACTCGAGGAAGACATTTCCTTTTATAATATTCATATATATATTTACTTGCTAAGAAGACGTAAATATACAATTGCATTACACCGATCAAGATTTACACATGGGGTCTAATATAAATCATACCGAGGATTGTCGCGAGAGCAAGCAATCATATTACCCTCTTTACACGACACCATACCCCCGTAACAAAATTCGGCAAACCCGCCTTGGTCATTTGGAATAGTCGTATTTGCAGTAGAGTAAAATGGGCGCATCGATTGTTCGAAATCAAGTTCGTCGCCTAAATCTCCGAATAGCTTCTTTGCGATATCTGGTTGTCCGGGGTTAGCTTCGACTACCATTCGTTTCGCTTCTGCTAATATTTTATCGCCCCCCTTGTCTGTGAAAGACGGTGGTGCGGGTTTTTTATGGGGGTTGTAGTCATAATCGGGCAATAGTACATTCGCAAATGGGTTTTGTGGGTTGGGTTGCTGAAAGGTTTGTGCAAAATCGCCACGTGGTGGTAAATCGTCCATGTTTTTTCGCATACGCTGTGGGCCCAATGACGGAACATTATTGTCTGGAGTCATATAACCGGCGCCTAAAAATCCTTCGCCGCCCTTTTTCTGATATTTGTTCGCGTAATATAGTAAAAAAATAGCCAACACGGTGAGTGCCGAAACGGCCAATATGCGCGTATTCTTGTTCAGTGCAAATGTGATAATGGTCAGTACAACCACAGTTCGTGTAATTGAATTTAATTTTTGATTGAACGTCATAGACGCAACCGGGAAGAATTCCAATGTATAGGGTTGTTGCAGTAATATGTTAGGATCCTCTGCCCAAAACGGTATTTGCTGTTTCTTGGACATCTTACGTTTCAATCGCGTTAAATCCACCAACCCTTCTTCCTCCGGTTCGGTATAATGACTCTTCGTTTCTGCTGGTGTTGCGAATGGTGTAGTAACATAGTCGTCTTTTTGCGTATATGGGTCGCATGTATCCGCGCGCGGTAATTTATTATTCTCTAAATGTATTTTATCCTCATCTGGTAATACTACGGGATGTAATGGTGGAGACATTATTATATATATTCTTGCTTATATATAATATTTGTTATAAACTATTGAATCGGTGCATGCACCCTTTAATCATTCAATTCGCATTCCGGGAATTTTCGTCGTCGAACCCACACATGGCTATCGGTGTTTCACACATTTTTCATCCATTTGAAATGTCTCGCATTTGGTTGCCTGTGGTACAATTTGCAGCACGCATTTTGATTTCTCTCCATAAATTGGCTCGGTACAGCCGTCTTCTTTCTTTTTATTCGACAACGCATCGAGCTGCTCCTGTTCTTTTGTGGATAATGTGCAACGTGCCCTAAAGTGTTCATATCTCTCGCGAACATCATTGTAACTCAGTCCCGACTTTTTTCCCAGCATTTTATTCACCAATTCGTGCAACTTATATATGTATTTTGAAAATGTCGCACGGTTGCGCATATACTCTGGTCGCAGAGGCAATTTTGCGAAATTCTTTTTTAAATTGAGACGACATTTTCCACATGGTAATACGTTTTGCAAATTCAAAACATAGTTTCTATAATACCGTTTATCGTCACATGTTGGATTCATCGGATAATTAAAACTCATTGTGTGGAGGAGATGCCATGCACTTGGCCCCCATACACTTGTAAGCATTCCGTCGTTCGATTGATAATGTTTTCGTGTATAAGTTCTTTTATTATTCTGCCGATTATTTCGTGTTTTAGCCATTAGCTCTGGTTATATTACACGGATAAAAAGAAGTTTTAAGAATCTTTCATTGCCGCAAATCCACAAGGCCAGTTAGGGGGGGTCGCAGGGGGGCAAAGCCCCCTGCCGCAAATCCACAAGGCCAGTTAGGGGGGGTCGCAGGGGGGCAAAGCCCCCTGCCGCAAATCCACAAGGCCAGTTAGGGGGAATTGTGTTTAAGCCCCCTCTAAAATATATAACGGTAAAATATAATCATGTCCTCTAACATATTAGACATTCTCTATCAATCTTACGTTAAGCCCTATCAGCGATATTTGCTAATACTCATGTTAATTGTGATATTTAGCATTGCGGGTATGTACGCATATAAATGGTTCGCGAAGCCCTTAATTGATAATCGGGGTGCCGAAAACATGTCGAACAATGACCGGCGCGTAAGCGAAGTTGATATTCTATTTTTTACGGCGGATTGGTGCCCGCATTGCAAGAAGGCCAAGCCCGAATGGAATAAATTCTCTTCGGTCTATCATGGAAAGACACTTGGTTTTTACAAAATAAACTGTGTTTCTGTCGATTGCACTGAAGGTAATGATCCACGCATCCAGGAATATAGCGTGGATGGATATCCGACAGTCATTATGGTGAAGGACCAAAAGCGCGTTAATTATGACGCAAAAATCACAGAGAGCAATCTGAAACAATTTGTGGAGCAGATGCTTCAGTAATTGGCGCATCCGCATATTTGGCTAAAAAACGTCGCCCCCATTCGACGCCCCCTTCTACCCAATTACGACGACACTCTTCTGAAATGGCGAATTTGTATAAATCGGATGCAGATATTACATGTTCTTGAATATTAATTTCATGTTGAATTAAGTCATTGTTTTCACTGTCTTGATTAATTCGAGCCAGGGTTTTGTGCAACAATATCAGAATGTAGTCGAGTAAATTCGACGAATTCGAAATATCATTGCCTGCCGAACCAGTACAGTCTTTTTGAATTCCGAACACATTTTCAGGTTGGACGTTTTCAAGTGCTAAACATGGTTTCAGTGGATAATTTAGGAAAACTCCTCCATCTACATAGCATTTATTATCGATTAAATATGGGGCTACTAATACCGGTAATCCAGCGGAAGAATACATTGCGTCCAACAATTTCCACTGTGGATGAGTATAGTGTGATAAAGATACCAGCTTAAATTCGGATGTCTCGGTGGTGTATAAGTACAGGTCAATGTGGGTTTTTTCGTAAAAATCCAACAATGTAATGTCCAAGTCATTGT